AACATCAATGGATTAGTCCCAAGAAGAAAGAAGCCGGCGCAGGCACTGTGCGAAAACAGTTGGCTGAATTGTTTCCCAACATGAAGGATGACGAACTTGATCTGCTGGCAAAGATTACAACTAAGAAAGAACTTGACCAATACATCAAAGACCACGGCAACGAAGTTAAAAAATGAAATTTGAATGTCAATACTGTAAGAAATCGTTTGCCAAAGAAACCACACTTGTGGTGCATGTTTGCGAGCAAAAGAAACGATATCAAAGTCAAGGTGAAACCGGTATTCAATTGGCCCTACGTGCTTATCAGAAGTTTTATGAAATGAGCCAAGGTTCCGGCAATCCCAAATCGTTTGATGACTTTGCTCGCAGTCCTTACTATAGAGCGTTTGCCAAGTTCGGTCAATACTGTGTTAGCATACGAGCTGTTAATATTCCTCGCTTTACTGAATGGTTATTGAAAAATAATAAGAAGATTGACTATTGGTGTAGCGATCAAGTATATGGTGAATTCCTGGAACAGTATCTCAGAATAGAAAGTCCCATGGATGCACTACATAGATCAGTTGAACACAGTATTCGATGGGGTCACGAAACAGGCAACCCTGCAAATGATTATTTGCGTTATGGTAATGACAATACAATATGTTATGCTGTCACTACAGGACGAATTAGTACTTGGGTTCTATACAATTCTCAATCGGGACAAGAGTTTTTAGGACGCATTGGATCCGATCAGATTTCTATGATATGGTCTTTTATTGATGCTGATTTCTGGAATCAGAGATTCAAAGATTATCCAGAAGATACTGCTTATGTTAAAGACATTTTAAAACAGGCAGGTTGGTAATGAGTGCAGACATTGATATCGACATGCCAGATCGTGCAGCCCTACTGAAACTCATAAAGCACACAGCCGCTAGACAAACAGTACAAGGTCAAGTGCGTAGCCATAATTCTGGTGTGTATGTAACAGACATACCTGTGGATCCTATCAATAATTGTGCTGCAATTGATTACAAAATAGCCGAGTCTCGTGGATATTTTAAGATCGATCTTTTGAATATGAGTGTTTATCAGCTGATTCAAGATCCTGAACACTACCAGCAAGTGTTAGCACAAGAACCTGCATGGTCGCGTTTATGGACCGATTCTGCCTGGGCCAGCCAGCTAGTTCACGTGGGCAACTATACTGAATTGCTAAAAACCATGCAGCCCGATAACATACAAAGGATGGCTGCATTTATATCGATTATCCGCCCAGGCAAGGCACACCTGCAGAACAAACCCTGGGCAGAAGTGTTTAAAACTGTTTGGGATGGTGACGATTCAAAGGGATTTATTTTTAAGCACAGCCATGCAATTTCTTATAGTGTTTTGGTTGCACTACATATGAATCTACTCAACCCGCCGCACTAGAGTAATACTTTTACGTTTGCTTTTTCTACGAGTTAGATCATTCAAGCTGCAAACAGGACCGCATAAAACATCCAGGTCTTTATTGACAAATGTTCTGCGATATATTCTAAACGGCTCCCATTCTGCTTTGAGGAAAATGTTGATAGGAACAGATCTATTACTCTCCCACCACCAGACACTGGCCAATTCTAAAAATAGATGCTTGAGATCAGTATCTTGAATATGACCAAAGTCGTAAATAGTGGTAATATTTTCGTCGCGATTTTGTATGATGCCCACGTATTCCACACCGGCATAAACGCATAGTGACATGAAAGGGTACTTCTCAGTTAGTTGTTGTATTATGTTTAAGCCCATAAATATTAAAGGAGATTTCTAAATGTATATAACCACTGCTTACTTATACCAACAAATTCAGCCGGTATTATTGATAGACATCAGTGGTGCATTTTTTGACGCAAGGTGGGATCCAGTGTACGCAAAAAACTTAACTTTAAACCTAGGGGTCGATAATGTGATCCTGTTTCAATTCCAGAATCAAGATCAGAAACCAACTAGCATAGTGGGTGCTACCTTTACCTTTCGCATCATCAGCCAAAACGGCGAAGATTTGTTGTTTGCCAAGGAAATGGTTCCACTGAACGCTGCTACAGGTCGCGCCAAAGTCACTATTACTGCTGAAGAAACTCAGCATTTCCAAGAACAACCGGCCAGCTACAGCATTGAAATATCATCTGGCGTATTAGATCAAGCTGTGTTCACAGATGATCAAGCAGGCGCACGTGGCACAATCAATATTGTAAATTCGGTATTCCCAGCATTTAATGCCAGTCAAATTCTAACTGTACCTAGTCAAGCCCCTGTGGGTAATGTGTACTACACAAGTACTGTGACCACAGATGGTGCGCCACTAACTACTTTTCAGTTAGATACTGCTGACATTACTGGTAACATTGCAGTGCAAGGCGCAACTGCTGCCACTGCAAATACAGTAGAATGGTACAATGTACCATTTGAAGACTTAAAAACTGGTAACGTAATCAATCAACTTGATCTAACCAACAGCACAGAAAGATTGGGCATCAACGTGGCCGGCTATCATCCTTATATCCGTCTCGAACTAAACTTCAGTAACGGCGAACTAGCAGAAATACTTTATAGATGAAATTCAAAAAGATAGTGGGATTTGGAGACTCATGGATTTGGGGCGATGAGCTGCTGGATCCTGCTTTGATCAATCATCCTCAAGCACATCCTGTGATACAGGAAAATACAGACTACAGAGAAAGTCATTGCTTTCTGGGACAGTTGGGCAAACACTATGGCGTTCCAGTAGAAAACTTTGGGATCAACGGCGGCAGCCTACAAAGTGCTATATGGACTTACCTGTGGTGGCTAGATCACGAACAACTGGATCCCAACGATTGTCTTATCCTAGTAGGTCATACTGATGCCAATCGTACAAGTTTTTACAATCCACGTCATGTAAGTTACAGCAATGATCCGCCGTGGAATAGATACGTTCACAGTCAATGGATTCACAGTGGATTTGAGGAAGAAGATCGCACTTGGACTCAAATGGTAAAGGCGCATACAGTATTGACTGACTGTGACCAAATACATCAACTCAATTATAGACAAAGTTTAGCATTCTTTGAAGGGCAATATCATACCTTGAGTCGTAATGTGGTACAGTTCTGTACTATACATCCACCTATGGTTGCTCAAACTTGTAATCTGATCTGGCCAGACCGCAGCTTAAATGCATATATCTATCCCAATCAACATTTAATGGCACCCAACGGTCACCCAAACGAAGCTGGACATCGACTTCTCCGCGACCGCTTGATTCCCGAGATAGAACGTGTTATACTAGCTTGATGCTAGATATTGTCCAATACCTCCCAGGAAAACGTAAACAAGCAAGTTCAGGCTGGATCAGCTTTAGCGGACCATGTTGCGTTCACAACGGCGAAAGCACGGATAAGCGACAGCGTGGCGGTCTGTTAAGTAGCCCTGACGGCTGGAGTTATCATTGTTTCAATTGCAATTTTACAGCCAGCTTTATTTTGGGACGCAATCTCAGTGTCAAAGCTCGTAAATTGCTGGGATGGTTAAACGTACCGCAGGAAGAAATAGAACGTGTTAATCTAGAAAGCCTGAAGCACCGCAGCATTACAGGTTTAATAGATGATAGACAACGAACTGCTGCTGCTATACAAGGCATACGTTTTGAAGAATGCGACATAGGTGGTGCTGAGTTTGTAACACCACATCATACAGAAATTTGGAAATACCTGCGTCGTAGATGTGCGCCTTTAGATTATCCTTTTATGGTTAGCGCCACTACGTTTGCTAGAGCTGGTGTAATTATACCATTTACATACGACAATACAGTAGTAGGCTGCACAACTAGATTTTTAGATGACCGTAATCCTCGTTGGGTAAACGACTTCCAACCGGGATATGTATTTGGAACAGACCTACAACATGCTGACTGGCAGCATGTAATTGTAACTGAAGGTATATTCGACGCATTATGTATCAGCGGGCTGGCACTTATGCACAATACTGTAAGTGATGCACAAGCCAGACTGATACGTAACTTAGGTAAAGAAATTGTTGTAGTGCCGGATCAGGACAAGCCGGGTATGGAACTAGTGGATCGCGCTATAGAATTAGGCTGGGCTGTTAGCATGCCAGCTTGGTCGGATTGCAAAGATGTAAACGATGCTGTAATCAAATATGGGCGGTTGGCAACTCTGCTAACTATAATGCAATCAAGAGAAACAAGTCGAATTAAAATTGAATTAAGGAAAAGACAAATTGTTAAACAATTACGGAGTTGATGTACAAAAGCTTTTCTTGGAAATGATGATGCAAGACGCATCCAGCTATGTTCGTGTACAGAACATTTACAATCCAGAAAACTTTGATCGCACATTAAGACCGGCTGCTGAGTTCATTATGACACATTGCAATGACCATAAGACCATGCCGGATCGCACACAAATTAAAGCAACAACAGGAATAGCCTTACAGGAAATACCAGACTTAAATGAAGGACACTTTGATTGGTTCCTAGAAGAGTTTGAAGGATTTACCCGCAGACAAGAATTAGAACGAGCAATTTTAAAGTCAGCAGACTTGCTGGAAAAAGGCGAGTATGAGCCAGTTGAAAAGCTAATCAAAGATGCTGTGCAAATCAGTCTGACCAAAGACTTGGGCACAGACTTTTGGGCAACGCCAAAAGAAACACTCAACAAGTATTTCAACAAAGGTGGGCAAGTATCAACCGGATGGCCACAGATGGATCATATCTTGTATGGTGGATTTAGTCGCGGTGAACTGAACATTTTTGCCGGAGGATCTGGGTCAGGTAAGAGTTTGGTTATGATGAACTTGGCATTGAATTGGCTACAGCAAGGATTGTCTGGAGTATACATTACACTAGAACTGTCAGAAGAACTGTGTACCCTGCGTACAGCAGCCATGCTAACTGACATGAGTACCAAAGACATTCGACGTGATTTAGATTCTACTGAGCTTAAAGTTAAAATGGCAGGTAAGAAGTCGGGGTCATATCGTATTAAAAGTTTACCGGCACAAAGCAATGTAAATGATATCCGTAGCTTTATCAAAGAGTACGAGATTCAAACAGAAACAAAGATTGACTTTGTGATGATTGATTACTTAGATTTGATTATGCCAGTATCTGTTAAAGTTAATCCAAACGATCAGTTTATCAAAGACAAATACTCAGCAGAAGAATTGCGTAACTTGGCAATTGAACTCAACGTGCTAATGGTAACAGCTTCGCAGCTTAACCGTAGTGCAGTAGAAGAAATTGAGTTTGACCATAGTCATATTGCTGGTGGTATCAGTAAGATCAACACAGCTGACTTTGTGTTTGGTATCTTTACAAGTCGTGCCATGAAAGAGCGTGGTAAGTATCAAATGCAATGTATGAAGTCACGTAGTAGTCAGGGTGTTGGCAACAAAGTAGACTTAGACTACAACATTGAAACCATGCGTATTACAGATGCAGGGCTTGATGAAAGTGGGCATGCATTTGGCAACGGCGGCCCACCTAAGCCCAACATACTGGATTCAATTAAGGTTAAGAGTCAGATTAAAGATGATACTGAACACAGCAAAGTCACAGCTGATATACAGAGCAGCAAACTCAAACAGTTATTGGGAACAATTAAACAAGGATAACACATGAATTTAATATGTTTTCCTCACTATACCTGCGGTGGATTGTTATGTGATATCATAGAAGATACCATGAGCGAATTTGCCGACAACGGCGGACTTTCGAGTCCCACACACAATGCAGGTAAGATTGGTGATTCAGCTGATGTATTTGATAACTACGATGTTGACGAATTTATGAATAGAGTACAACCCTGGATGGATTCCAGCAGATGGATAGGGACACATTGCTGGCCAGGCCTGTTGCCCTTGGACAAATTTGAATTTGTCATTAACGTCACTACTGCTACCTATGCCAGCAAGATATATCGTTGGTACAGAGCTTATCAGCTGTTCTTTGCTCCCATGTGGCAACATTTGTCAGGCGATGAATTGGTTGATCAAATAAAACAAAAAGCTAAATTTTATCTTAAATCAGCAGAACCTGTTGTTGCACCTAATGTGTTAAATTTAGAGTTTGCTGATGTAGTAAATCAAACTGAAGAACTAGCGCAGGCCCTAGATAGAGGCCGTGTTCCCAGAAACAATTCAAACACGCATTTGACCAGATGGGCTGAACAAAATAAATTTCTATACGAAACTGACATTTGGAACAGCACGGCTGCTAAAAGTTTCTTTCACGCTGAATTTGAAATCAACTTAGGTCGTGGCTACCAGTGGGGCGCCGACAAGCATTACCGCACATGAAGAAAATATACACATTCGGTGATGGTTTTGCAACTGGTCACTTATGGCCTGAATGGCCGCAAATACTGCAAGCCCTAGTGCCAGACTACCAAGTGATTAATGACTGTTCTGCTGTTGGCGCAGGAGCAGAATATCTAGTAACTGGGTTTGTAGATCTTATACCAGAACTGGAAAATCATCTGGTAATTTTCCAATGGCCCATGGCTGAAAGATTTGATAAACTCGTCGAAGACAAGCACTGGTTCCATGTGGGCAAAACAGATCCTGTTTATCACTTTAATTTTCATAAACGACCCTACGGAATCTGGTGGATCAGCAGCGCCAGTCAGCAGCCGCAGGTGAGAGAATACCACGAAAAATTTGTACAATCTGGACAGCACAAAATAAGATTACAAAACTATCAGACACTGGTACGTAATACCTTGGAAAATCTCAACTGTGACTATTGCTTTACATCCACAGACGAGCACCAGTACTATTCAACCTTGAATAGATTTGCAGAAACAAGACAGCAAGAAATACAGCCCAGTCCCATTGTACACTACTATTTTCTAATAGAAAAAATCTTGCCGAATATCAATATAACATATGACCCAGTTCGGGCAAAACGCTTAGAAAATCTGATCACAGCACAGTCCTGGCAGTCTTACGATCCTTATGGCAAAGAAATTTGGCGTGATCTTGTTGCCCGTTTAGATTAACAAAACCGATAAATAACACAAAGGTACTGGCTATTATGCAGAAAAAAACTCGCAGCATTCTGGAAGAATTAGATTCGATCTATCAAGATCGTTTCCAGGATCGAGATCGTCGCTATATTGTAGAAAGCCGTGCCACTAATGTGATTGCCAGTGCTATTAGATTAATTGAACAGATAGAATCAGCTTATCCCCCTGATCAAGCAGACAATCTAGTGAGAAAACTACTAAATGCAATACGTGACCGCGACCCTACAAAATTTACTAGAACAGTGAGAAGAACAGATGAAAATTAAAGATGTATTAATAGAGCAAACATCTCCAGCGTTGCAGCCTGCTGCACAACCTGCTGCACAACCTGCTGCACAACCTGCTGCACAACCTGCTGCACAACCTGGGGCTGTAAAAAATGTACAGCAGGCGGCTGTACAAACCAAAGGTCAGCAGACTCAAGGCATGTTAAACGTACAGGCGTTGAAGCAACTGTTGCCGGGTGTTGACGGAACCAAATTAACGCAGGCTATGACAGCAGTTAAATCAGGCGCTATGACAACGGCACACTATCAAATATTAGGAATGGCTTTCCAACAGTTGGTTCAAGCAGATCCTGCCACCACTGTCAAAGCAATGAATCTGTTAAAGCGAGTACAACAGGAACCAGTGTCAGAAGCAGGAGTGCTAGATTATGCCAAGGCTATAGGCCAGAACATTGGTCAGAGAGTCACAGGCCAGACCCCAACTCAGACCATTGGACAAGCAGCTACCTCGTCTGCAGCAGCAGCAAATGCAAAAACCATAGGCCTTACTGCTGCTAAACAATGGGCCAACAAAGCAGCATTGCTAAGACAACAGGCATTGGCAGCAGCAACAGCCGCTAGAACACCGCCCGCTGACCCAAGAAAACCCATTGCTGACGATGTTTATAAAGCACATCTTGAAGACTTTGTTAACAGAGTGATGTTTCGCGGAGATATGGATGCGTTGGATGCTGCTAGTAAGCCTCAGGTTGATAACGCAATTGCAAAATTAGTAGCATCGCAAGGTTCAGTTAAACCGGACGAATTTAACGCTCTGGCATTGGCATCATTGACGGCTAGAACCACTAGACCTGGGTCAACACCTAAACCAGTTGATCCGTCTGCACCAGTACCAACAACAGCATCAGTGGAAACAGAGTTAGCAGCACAAGGTGTCAGAATACGCGACAATGAAACGCAGATGAACAAGGCATTGTACACAGCTGGTATTGATCCCAGAATAAAGGCCACCGGTGACCCCAGGGCAGATATGTTGTTGAAAAGATTTGGATACGATCCAAGATGAACATATTTGAAATAACTCTCAAGTCCACACATACTACCTTGGTAGAAAGTGTGTGCAAAGATTTAACTGCGCCGCAGCGAAGAATTGTCGAAGGCGTTGTGCGTGAACTTCGACCTTTGTTTGAAGATCCATTAGCTCAGGATAAAATTGATCAAATATTTTCCCGAGTAGAACAAGATATAACTGCTGCCGGGTCCAATCGCTCTGGCATTGGTAAAACTGTAGATGCAACCAAGGCAGGCATTGGTAAAACTGTAGATGCAACCAAGGCAGCAGGCAGTGCAGTAGGTGCTGCTGCTGGCGCTGTAAACAAGGCCATTGATGGCCTAGGTGGTTTACTACAGAAGACTGCACCTGTAAAATATTTTGATAAAAAGTTTGAAACGCTAAAGACCAATATTGCTGCTAAATTAGGAGCTGACAGCAACACAATGGCTGCAATTGACAAGCTGGGTCAATATGCCCGGGCTAATCCAGGCAAGACAGCGTTTGCAATTGGAACATTGACAGCAATAGCAGCCTTTGCCACAGGACCTGCTGGTGGTGCTGTTGCAGGACAAGTGCTGCGTGCTGCAACAGAATTGTTGAAAGGTGAGCAGTTATCCACTGCTTTAGGCAAGGGCGCAAAGTCTGCTGCGATTGGTGGACTAGTAGGAGCTGGTGCTAAAGAACTAGGTGGTATGCTTTCTAGTACCATGCAAGCAGTAGCAGATCAGCTTCACCCTGGTGTCAATCGATTAATGCTCGATTGGAAGAATGTATTCGGCCAGACTGTTGCTAATATCGATGTTCGTGGACTTCCTCAAGATATTGCACCTATACAAGCTATGTGGAGGAAAGCAGTTGCTCAGTACAGCAGTGGCAATTACAGCAAAGCTGTTGAACGCCTGATGCAACTTGATCAGATGGTTGATAAGATTAGCACACCAGAATATATATCAAAGTTATCTACCGAAATACAGGATCGAAAAA